GGAATGACTAGGAGGAGTATAACCTGCAATTGCAAGAGCAGCTGTTTGTAATCCAGCTCCTGCAAGAGCTCTCCTTGCTGTAGACAAATTATTTCCTTCACTCCAAGAAGAACCATTCCATTCTTCTGATGCAGTTGAAGGTGTGGCAGGTGCTGGACCTGCATCTCCACCAAAAGCTAAAGCTGCTGCTTGTGTTCCTGCTCCAGCTAAAGAATCTCTTGCTGTTTGTATATCAGGAGTTGCTGTCCAAGATGTTCCATTATATGATTCACTATCATTACCACCAGAACTAGGAACTGAAGTTTCTGATCCAAAAGCTAAAGCTGCTGTTTGAATACCAGCTCCAGCAAAACTATATCTAGCATTATTTAAATTTCCACCTGCTGCCCATGCAGCAGCAGTTATTGTATTAGCTGTAAAATTCCATTCTTCAGTTGTACCTACATATGCAGGAGATGGAGTTCTTCCACCAAAAGCTAAACCACTATTTCCATCTGTTCCTGCTCCACCTAAAGCACCTCTAGTAGTTGCTAAAGTAGCTGGTGAAGTAGACCAAGTTGTTCCATCATATTTCATTGTAGTATTTAATCCAGGTGATCCAAAAAAAGTAGGAGTAGAGCCTCCTCCAGATAAAGCTGAAGTTTGAGTTCCCCACCCAGCCATACCTCCAGTAGATGTAGGCATAGTATTACCAGAAGTCCAAGTTGAACCATCAAATTCTTCTGTTGCATTTGAAGCAGAAGCTGGACCATTTGGAAAACCTCCAAATCCTAAACCAGCAGTTTGAGTTCCAGCTGCTCCAATAGCAAGTCTTGCAGTATTTAAAGAGCCAGTTGATGTCCAAGTTGAACCATCAAATTTATTTGTTGTAGTTTGACCAGGATAAGGACTTGTTGGTGCGCCTCCAAATGCTAATCCTACTGTTTGAGTTCCTGCTGCACCTATTCCTAAATAAGATGCTGGATAATTTGTTGAAGCTGTCCAAGAAGTACCATCATATTGTTCAGTAGAATTTGTTGTTGTTGTACCTGTATAACCCCCTACAGCCACTCCTGCAGTTTGAGTTCCAAAACCACCCTTACCATAAGGGGATCTTGTTGTATTTAAATTACCACCATTAGACCATCCTGATCCATTATATTCTTCAGTTGCTGCAACATATGGAGAAGAACCTCCAAATGCTAATCCAGCTGTTTGTGTACCATATCCTCCAATAAAACCTCTGCTTGTAGATAAAGACGATCCACTCGACCACGCTTCAAGAGCAGTAACCCCTTTCAACTTTAATTCAGTTTGATTATACCACATTTGTCCTTCAAGAGGATTATCTGGATTGGTTGTGTAGGACCTGATGTTTCGTCCTTGAATTTCTTTAAAGGTTGTCATAGATCAGACTCCTTAATTATTTTGCAGTAGCCAACCTTGTGTATCATCTACAAATACTAAAGTTAATCCTGCTCTTTCTGTTCCAACCACTAAGTCTGCTGCTGAACCTTGAATGTTTTTACCGTTTCTTGCGATTGTTAAATTGTTTGTGTCAAAGGTTCCTGCATAATCTATTACAGAAACAAAATCTCCAGCACTTGGAGAAGATGGTAATGTTAATGTCCATGCCCCACCTGAAGTATTTGCAAAAATTCCTTGTCCAGCTACTGCTGTATAAGTTGTAGTTTTAACTGCTTGCCAGTCTGCCCCACCTGAAATTGTACTCCAAGCTAAAGTACCTGATCCGTTTGTAGTTAATGCTTGATCTGCATCCCCATCTGTTGCAGGGAAAGTTAAAGTTACATTAGATGAAACTGTTGATGGAGCTTGTAAAGCTATGTAATGAGAGTTGTCTGCATCACCTAATCTTAGATCACCTTGATCACCAATTTGTAAATTAGTTCCATCCCATACTAAATTATCAGAACCACCAAATGCTCCTGAGTTATTAAATTGAACTTGTGTATTTGACCCACCTGGTGGTGAAGCTAAAGCTACTTCGTAAACACCTGTGTTAGTTGCTACACCATCAAAATAAACTAGCTTCCAATCTTTGTCTCCTGTGCCCCATGTTACTGTTGCGCCTGAACCCGAAGCTGCTTTTAATTGTACTGTGTGAGAACCTGATGTTCCATTATTAATAAGATAAAAATTTTCTGTAAGAACTGGAAAAGTTATAACTCTGTTCCCAGATATAGTTCCTGTAAATTTGATAACTCTTGTTGCAACAGCAGACCCTGTTCCACCATCTGTTTTATCAACAGCTTGTGTTCCAGCACCACCTGCAATAGATAGTTCTAAATATCCACCAGAGATTTGCTCAATGATATTTAAATTCGTATTTGTTTTTGTTCCCCAAGTACCGGCGTTTTCACCAGTAGCCATTAACTCTACGCCGAGAGGTGTATATGTTGAAGCCATTATTTAATCTCCTAATTGTTCCTATTTATATTGTTTATTTAGTTTTAAGTCAAACATAATTATGCTGTTTTAGTTGTATATCCTGTTGTATTTTTTGGCGTCTTAGTAGAGTAACCACTAACTGACGTTTTAGGTGTTTGTGTTGTATATCCTGTACTTGTTTTAGGATCAAGTTTTCCATAATATCTAAGAACTAACCCAGAAGCATTAACACTAGACGTTGCTTCTACTCCTGTTAACCCTACCGTCATTGGAGTAGGTGATATTACACCAACTGCTGATGTAGCACTGACCCCGGTTAACGGAACTCCTATTCCAATTGTTAAAGATCCTACAGAAGATGTTGCTGATACTCCTGTTGGAACAACTCCTATTCCAACTGTTAAATCACCAACTGCAGTTGTTGCTTGTTGACCTGTAGGTTGTTCAGTAAGAGCATCAAGAATTATTCCACCAACTGTTGATGTTGCTTGTTGACCAGTTAATCCTATAGTCATTTCTATAGGAGATAATGATCCTACACTAGATGTTGCACTTACTCCTGTTGGTAAAACAATACAACTTATATCAAGAGTTAAACTACCTACACTAGATGTTGCACTTACTCCTGTTATATTTATAAGTTCTTCTGGTAAAGCAGTTAATGATCCAACACTAGATGTTGTACTTAATCCTGATAGTTGGACAAGTTTATTAAATGAATCTCCGTAAGGTTCTTCACCCCAACCATTTCTACCCCAACCAACTAATGTTCCAGCATTATCAAAATCGCCAAGTTGAGTTTGTGCTTGTTGGCCTGTTGGAATTACAATAGATGTTAAATCTAAAGTAGGTGTGCCAAGACTTAATGTAGTTGATAAACCTGTAAGTGGTACTGCAATTTCTGTAGTAATAGAACCTACAGATGTTGTAGTTGATTGACCTGTTAGTTGTACAGCATATTCTACACCCCAACCAGAGTTGCCCCATTCTTGTCGGCCCCAACCCTCTTCATTAAAAGCTTCTAGTGAACCTACTGATGATGTTGTTGATTGTCCGGAAAGAATAACGGTAATGTTATCGTCACCCCACTCGTTGGATCCCCAAGTATTATTACCCCAGGTTGATGCCATAAGGAGTTCCTCCCTATGCTATACGAAGTATTGCGTTAGATGCGTCTGCTGTTGGAAATTGAATTGTAAAAGTTCCACTTGATACAGTTTTGTCTCCACCAAATGCGATTGCACAAACTGCTCTATCAGCATTTGTATCATTATAAATTAAACAACCGTTAGCTGTAAATGAAGCAGAAGTAAAACTTATATCTGCAAAGTCACAACATGCAGTGTCTGTAGATAAAGCAGGTGTAACACTTGTAAGTGCTTTTCCACCAGCTGTGTAAGCAGATCCCGATGAGTTAGTAATTTCGTTTGATGAACTATAAGCTGTTGTTGATTTATTTAAAGTAGCACTACTTGTATATAAAGCTAGTTTAAAACTATTTCCACTTGATGCTGTAAAGTTATGTAAAGCTTGTAAAACTTCTGTTTTAAAACTGTTACATACTGCTGATGTTATTGCCATAAAAAATCTCCTAATTACTGAGGCGGTGACTCGATTGGTATTCTTAGTGTTCCATCCGTGTAATCGTCTCGTCTTCTTCTTCCAATTTGCATTGCTGCAAACTTTTGTAGTTCAGTTTTATATCTATTTTCATATAGTGTCAACATGTCTGTTGGACCTTTTAAAAACATAAAAGCTTCTATTAAACATGCATATAATAAGCCTTGTGGAAAGTAATTACTTACATAAGTTCCAGATGTATTAGTCTCTAAACCCGTTGGTTGAGCATTATAATGAATTATATATTTATAATTTTGATCTGGTGTAGGAGCAACAAATATAGCTCCTGATGTAGCAGTATTAGTTCCTGTTGTAGCACCACCAAACATAGAATAATATTTAGGTAAACCTTTTACATCCTGTGCTGCTTGACCTCCAGAAGGTCCTGTAGCTTCACCTACATATTCAGTAATAAAAGTTTGATCTCGTCTTTCTAACCAAAAACCTTGTTCTGTAGTAGCTGTTGTTGAATTAAATACTTGTACACCTCTTACAAATAAAGCTTTTGTAGGAACTGTAATACTATTAAAATTTTGTGCAAATTGTGCTTCTGCTTGAACTCTGTCTGAGTCCATTGGTATATCTAAATTAATTCTATGTTCTGCATTTTCTAAAAATCTATTTATAACAGCAGTAGTAAATACGTTAGCATCTACTTCTGTGTAGTTTCTAATATCTGTTGTTAAATCTGCGTATGTATATCCAGCCATAATTAAGCTCTATCATTTAACGGTCCAATTGTACACTGAAAACCGCCTCCTGTTTCTGAACTACCTGCTGCATTTACTAAAGGAACGGTTATAGAATTAAATTGTTGTTCTGTTGCTTGTGTTCCATTTGGTAGTGTAGGACCAACTTCTACAGTAGTTGCAACGGCTGTCGCAAGATAACATCCAAAAACTCTAGCTCCGTTCGGGTGACTACTTGCTGTTGTTGTTGGTGGAGTAACTCCTCTAAAAGGTGCGCTGGACGTAGAACAGCCTGTTAATTGATTTACATTTTTACCTGTATATTGAATAACTTCATTATCATATTTACCGGTTTGAACATTTACTTTTTCAATCATAAAAAAACCACTTGTTGGAAACTGTGAAGCATCAACTAAATCAATAGAAGTTACTACATCATTTATAGCTCCATTTAATGTTGTAGATAATTCTAAAGTTGAAATAGCAACACCACCTACTATAGATTTAACAGCTTGAAATCTTACATAAGATGTTCCTTCATTTATTTGATTACTTGGATATGAAACATTTAAAGTTGTGTTTGAGTTTGTAGTAAAAGGATTGTTTGGTAAAATATCTTGTACTGGAAATTCTGTTCTTGCGGGTCTTGCATGTAATAATCCTTGTGGATCAGCGCCTACAGGATGTGGTTCTAATTGTGGTTGTTTAGGTTCAAATTCAGAAACATGGACCCACGCACCTGTCCATTCTTTTACCATTTCTCTATATGGAAAAGCTGCGCCTGATCTATCAGAGATCGCTAATGCTCTACTACCTTTTGCAAATCTAGCCATTATATATTTGGATAGTATGTCTTCGGAGTAATGAATGTGCTAGCTGCAGAACCATCTTCAGATAATGCTCTAGCAAGTTCATCCTCGTACAACAACTTCATCTCCTGTGTTCTTTGTGGTGCAAACTTCATAGATAAATAATATGACAGTCCTGAAACCATGCATGGTACAAATCTAAAAGGTGCATCACCTGAGTTAGTATAAGCTCCTGCATCTTGAATTCTTTTTACGTAATAAACATTTAAAAAATTTGATGCAGCAGTTGAATTAGGTAAAGGATAAATAGTTAGTGTAACTTTATCTATAAATCTTTGTACCCAAAATTGAGAAGGTGTTCCATTAGATGCTTTGTTAGCTGTTGCTGAATAAGCATCTCTTGCAACTTTAGTTAAACCTGTGTCTGATTGATTTGTTGTATTATAATTTTGTCTATATGTAACATTTAAAATATCTGAAATACCATAAACGTTAGCAACAGGAACAGTTGTAGCTTGTGGTGGTTCCCCACCTCCAGGTACATCTGTAGAATTTCTGTAAAAAGTATATACACCAGATCCTTCAGCTGTAGCATCAACGTTAGTTGTTGAACCTTGAACTAAATTAACATTGGTATTTCCTACTTCCCAAAAGTGTATTCCTCTATTTCCCCATTCTTGAAAAAGAATGTTTAATGATCTTCGTGCAGTTTTAATTTGATGACCAGCTGTACCTACTAAACCTAAACGTTCGTATGCATCTGCAATAATTTCATCGATTGAAAAGTCCTGGTCAAAACTGTAGGACTGTGAAGTAGTATTCGCCATTGGCTACCCCTAAAAAGTTCCGATTATATAAAAAAAATCTACGTTAGTTAGATCTGCATATATTCCGTCAGAAGCATATATACCAGATGCTGGTATTTTAAATTGCTCTACTTGATTAGCTACTGTACCAAACTTACCATGAAATATTAATTTGCCTGCTGTTTTAGCAGCGCCTACTTCATTATAAAGTTTAATTTCACCATCAGCTGCCGTACACTGTGCAAATATAGATAAAATGTTTGCACTTCCAATATTAGCTGCTGAACCAGCAATTAATTTTTGCACTTGACCATCGGCTGTAAGAACCACAGATTGTCTAACTTTTGATGTTATTGACATATTTAAATCTCCTTAAATTTATGTGGGCCGAAGCCCACACATAATTAATTATTACGCTACTGTTGCACCATTTACTGAAGTTGCAACCCAACCAATAGTACTATTCCAAACTAAAGTAACTGATTCAGCTACTGCATCGAAAGCAATTGTTGTTCCGTTTGCAAATGTAACTGGAGTAACTGTTGCAGTTCCACCACCATCAACAATCATGTTAATGATTTTAACTTGCCCTGAAGTTGTTCCATCAGCTAAAGTTACTGCAGCAGCTCCGCCGGCTGTAGTAAGCTCTGTTATTAAGTTTGTAAGATCCGCAGCTCCTGCACCAGATAATGTTTGCACACCACCTGTAATAGATGCTCCGTAAGTAGCACTAGTTGTAAATGCACCTGTTGTTGCGTTTTTTGTTACTTGTTCAAAACCATTCTCTGATCTGACTGGTCCTGAAAATGTAGTATTTGCCATAATTTTTCTCCTTTTCCTAGTTATGATATATAGTCTCTAGGCCGTCGACTATACGCGTCCATATATCGTTTTAAATTGTATAGTGAATTATTTATATATTAGTTTTTAGTAGAGTGCAAGAGAGCCTTATAAGAAAGTGCGATTTCAGCGATGTAGCTTTGTACTTAAGTAGCTACAGAAACTTGTGGAGCAGCGCCTTCAACGCTATTCTGCCTGTGAGCAATTTGAGCTTCTTCAAGCTTGATCTCAGTAATGACTTGTTTAACTTTGTCATCAATTCTGACCATCTCAAGAGTGTATCTATCATTAGACAGATGCTCCTGTTGCCACTTCAACTCCAAGGACCTTTTTTGTTTGTATAGGTCTTGTATCATCAATAACCTCCTCATAAGTTATTCGATTTATCTCGTTATTATAGTTGTTTCCGAGATATTCCCAGTTTATACTCTTTTCTCCCAATTTGTCAAGGATTGATTCTTCAAGAGAAATAGCATTATCTTCTGCAAAAACATTGAAATTTGCGTAATGATCGTATGCCCATATTTTTACTGTGAATTGTTTCATGGTTTTTCTTTCTATTTACTAAATGTGGCGGAACTATGTTCCGCCACAAAAATGATTATTGCTTACGCACCTTCAACGCCATAGATACCTCTAAAGTCAGAAGCGCCAAAAGCGTATCTTTCTCTAGCTTTGTATCTAACGTTACCAGTATCAAAGTCTCCTTCCATTGAAGTTGTCAATGGAGTTCTTGAGAACATTTTCATACCATTTGGAACGTCCGTGATAATGTAGAATGAATCAGGGTCAGTTAAGAAATTGTTCACTCTGTAACCTTGAGGAATCATTCCCATGCTGTTGATTGCATTGATGTCATTATCAGCAGTTTGAGTTCTACCTTGAGACTTCATAAGTCTTTCAGCATTGAACTGATTCGCAGAAGGAATTATCATTTTAACTCCTTTAGCTGCGATTCTTAAACCTCTTTCATCAGTCATAGCTGCGATATCAATCAAAGCTTGTTCTAATGAAGTTTCGTTTAAGTCTGCTTGCGTAGTTAAAGTGTTTGATACTGTACCCGCGATAGTTGGGTGAGCAGTACTAAACAAGTTAACGCCATCACCTGTTTGAAAAGCAGTTCCAGCTGCGATTGCTGGTAAACCGTTGTTCAATGGTTGTGCGCCTTTAACTTCTTTTGCATTAGACATAGATCTTGCTAGGGCTTTTGTGTATCTAGAAGAAAGTCTGTCATAAAGGTTGTCCTCTATTGCTTCTTCTGTGATAGCGAAAGCTAGCGCGATCGTTTCCATTGTGTATCTAGCAGTATAAGTTTCTTGAGCGTCATCGT